CTGTCATAGTCTTCTAGATATCTAATTTCATTTTTACTAATCCATCCTGTTTCGGCAGCAACTTTATATGCCTCATATCTCTCTTTGATATTGCCTCTTGTTATTTCTCTTGTATCAAATTCAAAATAAAAAGACTCTTTCTCTTTTTCGAGTAAAAAGTCTTTATTTAGTGCTGTTTTTATTGCACTTAATATTGGCATTACCGCTTCTTTCATAAACTCATCAAAATTTGGCTTGTTATGAAATATATTGTCTATTTCATCTTGAAGTGTTTTCTTACGCTCATTCAATTGCAATTCTACTGTTGTACTTGAACCTTCTTTAAAATCCATTCCTTCATTCAATACAATTGCATTATCACTTTTATTTGAATATAAATTAGCCCAGGCTTGTTTTAACATTTGGATTTCTTTTTCTCCTAACCTTCTTTGAGAAGTTATAAATCCCTTTTTCGCTCCACCTGTTTTGACTAATCCAAGTTCATACAAAAGTGTTTGATATGCATTCTCTATTGCTGTTGACACTTCACTTATTACACTTCTACCAGAACCACCATTTTTGGTACTTCTTAATATTGTAAGAAAATTAAAAGTTTCATAATTTTTTCCTTGAACCATATATGTTATATCCTTAAATATTGGATCAAAGTTTGTATTGATAGTTACATTACTAGCATCTACATATCTTAAACTCTTAAACTTATTTTTAGATTTTTCTATGTATAGATATCCACCTTTATCCAACAAGTAATCTTGAACCCATGCTTTTCTCATTTGAAATGCATCAAGTGTATCTCCAGGTTCTGTGTTTAACAACTTAATTCTTGGATCACTTTTCACTTCTTCAACTTTCTTTTTTCCAGTTGTTTCATCTATTGACTCTTTATATAGTTTAATAGGTATCATCGCAACTGTATTACATATTCTATCAACAGCACTTGATACTGCAGGCAGTGAGATTGCTTTTTCTTTATCAATTTTTTCTCCCTTTAGCATTGCCTTTAAAAGTACATCATTTACAAGCTCATCAGTTTGAGTTACTGTTTCATCTCTTTTTCTAAAAAAATTAAATAATCCCATGTTCCACCTCCTATTCTATTACCTGTACAAAGAATCCATCATTGTCTAAGAATACATCCTGTTGTAATAAGTAAACTGCATTTATCAATGCAACTACCATATCAACCTTTCCTTGACTTCTTTTCTTTGTAATGTATCTATTCATATTGGTATCATAGGTACATCTTGCATTTTCAAAGTTAATTTCTAATAATTTATTTTCTTCATATCTAAACTTTCTATCTAATATCTTTTCATATAATAATTTTGTCGGACTATGTAATGTATCACTATGTTGTCTAATCTGAATTGTAGTATATTTTCTCTCCCATTTTTGAGCTGATGATAATGCATTATACCTATCATATCCAATAGCCATTATTGTAACTTTATATTTATTTTCTATTTGAAATACGAAGTCTTCTATGATGGCATAATCTACTGTTTTATTACCACAAGCAATACATTTCATAGTTTTTATAAATTCTCTATAATCTATCTTCTCAAACTTATTTTTCTCATCTATTCTTCCTTCTGGAATAAATGCAACAACATCAGCAAGTATTTCATCATCTTCCTCAGATACCATTGCTACTGCACAGTTATCGTTTGTCATTGCAAGGTCAACTCCTAGATATACTTTTCTACCAGTCCAATTAATATTTGCTACCTTACAACTCATTACCTCATTTATATCTATGTAACTTTCTGTTCCCATTCCCTGATAAATAATATTGCAGTGCTTTGTAAGAAAGTTTTCTCTTACACTTTCTACTGCTATTGCTTTAGCTCTCTTCTTAATTAAATCTTCCCATATTTCTGGGATTTCAAGAGCAACTGGATTTGAATGCTTTAACACATTATCATCAGTTGTCCATTTGCTTATTAGCTCTTCATCTGGTTCATATAGCAAGGCAAATACTGTTTCGTCTTTTTCTATTCCATCTAATACTCTTTTCGCATATCCGACTTCATCTTCAAATGGATTATTGAATGTTGGATACTTAGTTGAAATAATACAACCTAACTTATTTAAAATATTTAATTGTCCAGACCTCATTGATTCAATCGCATATGGATTTGGTAATGCTCCTACTTCATCAGCAAGAAATACATTTGGTAATTTTCCATCCATTCTACTACTTGAATAATTTAGTGGATAATATCTGCTCTCCGTTAGATTAAATTGTATATAATCCCTTAAGATTTTAAATCTTTTAGTTTCTTTATGAATGTATATTAATGGACTAGATTTTAACGTTTCTTCTATTGCTGTTTTAACTTCTCTTGATAGTGAACCATCAGGAGCAACTGAATAGAACTTTGAGTATTTAGGCTCTAATAAAAACAACAAAATAAATATTGTTGCTATTGTATAAGTTTTAAAATTTTTTCTTGCTATTTCAAGTATTGCTGTTTCATATCTTCTTTTATCTAGATTATTACGATATACTACACATAAAATTGAAATATAAAATACCCATTGGTATCCACAAGAACACTCATAAATTGATTGTCCTGCTTTTAAACCTTTGGGCATTATTAAAATTTTTAAAATTGATTCAATTTGTTTTACTTTCGCCTTGTTTATTAAATACTTTTGATTCTTTCCATCTGCTATATCTAGGAACTCTTGGCATTGTTTAATCACATATTTTGGTGCTGGTATTTTATAATTTACAACATCACTTGCATACTTATATGCTTTATTGTTCAATCTTACCACCTGCTATTATTTGTAGCAGTGGATCATCATCTTCGGTCACATCATCTTTTCTTAATGATATTATAATTTTCATTAATGTACTTACTGTCTTATTAGCACTGTCTGTAGTTCTATTGTAATCAGATATTGCTGGATGAGAATAAACATTCTTTCTTCCTTTAACATACTCTTTAGTTACAAGAGTACCATCCTCTTTGATAGTTTTTTCCAAATCATTCAATATTTGTAATTGAACTTGATATCTTTTAAATGTTGTTAGAAAGAAGAAGTTTTGTTCTACACCATGTTGTTCTGCAATTCGAAGGATTTCTTGAGCCTGTTCGTTTAATGACATTTTGTTCATTAAAAATTACCTCCTTCTTAATACAAACCCCATTCTGCAAATTTTTCAAATCCACCCATAAGGTTTATAAATTCTCTTGCTATTTCAACTATTTCTTTGTATGGTCTATCATCAACTATTTCATCTCCAATAGCACAACTAATGTTTACCACTTTTCCAGTAAACTGTGCCTTTAAAAATGCATAGATATTCACAGATACATCTGCCTTTGATAAGTCTTTTCCATGTAGACCTCCACCTGTTACGCTTTCTGCCATATCACTGCCAAGCTTTCTATTTGTTGCACCTGTGTCTACATTTATACCACCTGTCCAATATCCCAATGGATTGATTACTGCAGTTGGATATAATCGTTTTAGTTCTTTTTTATGTGCATTACTCTGACATATTATCAAACGACCATTTTCATCTAATATGTATTTACCATCACAATGATATTTTTCATAAATATCTCTTGCTATTTCAGAAATTACAACATCACACATTCTTATTGGAACACCTTTAAATATTCCATTATCTCCACATCTTATTTTTTTATTTTGATTTTTATATAAGTGTCTATCCTGTTTTACTACTTGTAAATCCAATTTAACTTTTCCTGCAATTCTATTTACGATTCTTGCCACTTCTTTAAATGAAAACAGCTCACTTGTTTCAATTATTACATGACATCTTTCATGTCCTATTAAAACCTCAACTGCTACTTTTGGATTTCTATTTTTCTTATATGCCAAATCAACAATAGCTCCAGCAATTCTATCAGCTATTTTATCTGGATGACTTGGATTAACTTTTTCTATCATTGTTTTCCTCCTTCAATAAATTTTCTAATATTGCTTGTAATACATTTACTACAATACTATTTCCTGCTTGCTTATATAATTGAGCATTTGAATTAACTTTACTTGATTTCTCATAATCACTATCATCAAATCCCATAAGCCTCCAACACTCTTTCGGAGTTAGTTTCCTTATTCTTAATTGGTTTTGATGTTTAGTAGTTACTCCTAAACAATCGCATCTTGTGTCTAAAGTTGGACTTAAATCATTATTTTCACTATTTTGAGTATAAAAATTGTTCATCCTACTTGTAGAATAACTATGTCTAATAACGTCCATTTCTTTAACTTTATTTTCATCAATTAGTTTCTCACATAATTGCTTTTTTAGACTCTTTTCAACTACTCCTATATCTGGAGAAGTTTTTAGGGTTGGTATCATTTCTTTTTGAACTGTTCCTCTTTTTTTATCCATATTTGTTATATAGACACCATCTCCATCTTTTGCTTCTAAATATCCTTTTTTAGTAGCATTTTTAATATGTAAGCATTCGTTTTGAAGATTCGTTGTTTCTTCTAATTTATCACTATAAGTAATCATCCCACTATGTTCTTCTCCTGCCCCACGAGCAGTTAATGTAGGAACGATACTATTATTTCCTTGCACTTTTTCAAATGGCTTTTGATATGACTTCCAATGTGATATTCTATCTATCTTTTCTTCTGTTAGATAATATTTTTCATCCACATTTTTTTCTAGCATATCCTTAAGTTTCTTTTTCAATATTTGTGGCTTTGGAAAACTAAAAGAGTCTTTACTAATATCATTTCTAATCGATACTGTAAAAACTCTTTCTCTATTTTGTGGTATTCCATAATCTTTAGCATTTAAAACTTTATAATAGCTTGTATATCCTAAATCTTCTAATGCCTGAATATAAGCATTAAAATTATGAATATGTTTCTTACTTAATATATTTTTTACATTTTCCCATATTACATACTTAGGCTTTACTTTTTTTACTATTCTTATTGTTTCATACATAAGACTACTTCTCGTACCACTATTTCTATCTCCACCTGCTTGCTTTCCTGCAAGTGAAAAATCTTGACAAGGACTACCATGCATTATTAAATCCACATCTATATCTTTATCCCACATTGTTATATCTTGGGGTATATAGTTTGTATCATGTAATGCATTAAAACTTGCTACTGCATACTTGTCTATTTCAACATAATCTGACAATTTATAATTAATATGAAGATTTTCAAGTGCTTTACTACAAGCACCTATTCCACCAAACAATTCTAATATTTTAATCATCTTCTGGGATTTCTATTCCTTCCACTATCTTAACAGCTGTTTTCCCTGTTAGAGTTTCCCATCTATCTATGATTACATCAACATATTTAGGATCAAGTTCTATTGAATAACAATTTCTTCCTAAATGTTCACAACTAATAAGAGTTGACCCAGAGCCTCCAAAAAAGTCAATTACATTCTCTCCTGGTTTGCTACTGTTTCTTACTAATCTTGATATTAATTTAATTGGTTTCATCGTTGGATGAACATCATTTTTTAATGGTTTATCTTCATGAATTATTGTTGTTGGTGTTTTATCTTCTATTATTTCTTTTATCATATCTTTTAATTCTTCTTTAGATAGTTTATCTAAATCAGCTTTATCTTCAAACACTGTTGTTTGAGTTCTATCATTTATAAAATAATGACCAGCACCTTCTTTCCAGCCATATAAACAAGGTTCGTGCTTCCATTGATAATCTTGTCTACCAAGCACAAGAGCATTTTTTACCCATATTAGATTTTGCTTTACTTGGCCTCCTGCATCCATTAATGCTTTTCTAAAGTTATATCCCTCTGTATCTGCATGGAATATATAATATGCTCCTCCTGGTTTTAAAACTCTCATCATCTGAGTATAAAAAGCATTAAGAAATAAATAAAATGATTCATCATCCATGTTATCATTTAATATTTTATTTCCATTATCTCTTTCTTTTCCATAACCACTTTCATTTATTGAACCATAGTTAACATTGTATGGTGGATCTGTTACACATAAATCCATAACTGCTCCATCTAATAGTTTATCTATATCGTTCTGACTTGTACTATCTCCACACATTATTCTGTGGTTTCCAAGTTGATAGATATCTCCATATTTTGCCTTTGGTATTTCTGGTAGTTTTTCTTCTACATCATAATCATCTTCTTCAAACTCTATGTCTGTTTGATTAAAATCAAAATCTTCAAGTTCAAATCCAGTAAGTGACACATCAAAATCTAAATCAGCCAATGCTTTTATTTCTTGTCTTAATATTTCATCATCCCATCCTGCATCAAGTGCAAGTTTATTATCTGCTAAAATGTATGCTCTTTTTTGTTCATCTGTTAAATCTTCAACAAATAAACAAGGTACTTCTTTCATTCCTAACTTTTTAGCCCCTAACACTCTACCATGTCCTGCTATTATTCCAAAGTCGCTATCTATTAAAACTGGATTTATAAAACCAAATTCTTTTATGGAGCGAGATATTTTTTCTACTTGTTCTTCACTATGAGTTCGAGCATTATTTTCATATGGCTTTAATTTTTCAATTTTAACATTCTCATATCTTCTCATATTTGACCTCCATTTTCCAAAAAACTCACGGAAAAAATAAAATTGTGTGAATGAAGGTGGGCTGTCGGTCTTGAAAAAATAAAAAGAATTGATTGTCTGATGGTGGGGGGATTGATTATTCTCCGCTTCTTATCAAACTTCTCAATTCTTCTCTACTTATTTGACCTTTCTCTGCCATTTCATGATGCATTCTACACAATGTTATTAAATTATTACTATCTAATCTCATTGAGTAATCTTCTTCTATTGGTACAATATGATGAACTTCTAACTCCTTATATGTATATTTATAATTTGTATCATATTTTCCACTTAGACACACCTTGCATAGATACTTATCTCTCTTTCTTATACTCTTGCTTTTTTCTGTCCACTTATTTGTTTTTCTAAAACTATTAGCTTTACTATTTTTCTTTGTGGTTGGTCTTTTACATACTATATTCATATCGTGTATTGTTCCGCAGATTGAGCAAGTTTTAAGCATCTATTTCACACTCCTTTTATTCGCACAAAAAAAGACTACCTCGTTTATAGGTAATCTTCTATGATACTATTATATTACTTTTAGTCTTGCCATACAATGACACGAACTGCCAATTATTATTTAATTAATGACTCATAAATTTCTTTTGTTGTTGCTAAAATTGAATCTGCTTTTATGAACAAAGGTCTAGAGTTGTATTCATTATTCTTTTTATCAACTGCATATCTTAACTTGCATCCATCATTATCAATGATATCTAACGCTTCTATCAACTCGTTATAATCTTCATTTTCTATTTTAAAGTTATCATTTAATGTTCTCCATAAATCTTTTAGCTTATGTACTTTATCATATTCAATATTATTTAAATTTAATTTATATTTTATTGATAGTTCTATTGTATGCCTGCACATATATAAAAATGGTATGCACATCTGATTTGTTCGCATAACTTTTAAACCAGGTGTTGGATTAGTTTGCTGATGAAATTTTATATATATGCTTTTTGCAGCTTCCATGTAAGCAGATACTATTTCCCTTTCTGATTCGTTCTTTCTATATTTTTCTTTAAAATATGAAGAAATAGTCAAAGAGTCCCATTCAAATACTTCTTTCGTTCCAAACTGAACATGATCTTTTATAAATTTATTTTCTTTCATTTATTTTTCTCCACAAATTGTAATTTATCTAATAAATTTTTCTATTGAATTATACGCATCTCCATTTATTCTATAAATACCATTGTATGGTTGCTCTAAATAATAATTTCCATTTTTCATATAAACAAACAATGTAGATTCTCCACTTTCATTAAATACAAAATTAACTTGCACTATATTATCGGAATTAACAGGATAGTCTTGTATGCTTTCCTCTTTTGTAGTTCTTCCATTTCCACTTTCACTTAAAACATAGATAATATCCTTTATTTCTTCATTATCTGTAACTTCTGCACTATTTGTATTGCTTTTAATAACTATACTTGATAATTTTTCTTGTTGTGGCAAATTCAATTCATAATTTCTTTTGTTTGAATTTAAGAATATTCCCACAATAATTCCAACTAATAATATAATTCCTAATACAACTAAAGCTATTTTTACTTCTTTTCTCATAATATACCTCCAATATAAATTACCATTTCTACTATAAGTTTATTTTTTTAATACAAGTATTGCTGTTATTCCTGCAAAAAATGCAGAGCCAAAAGCATATAAAATCCACATAAAATATTTCTTCTTTCAAAATCACTATATAATTGAATCTATCCACTCTTTTACTTGTTCTATATCTTTTTTGTTTGGATGTTTTAATGACTCATCAAAGTTTTTTATACTAACTTCTAAATTTCTATCTTCTGGATGTTCTTTTATTAGTTGTTCATATCTACTTCTGATACCAATTGGCATTTTTCCCTGACAATAAAAATATCCTAATATCTGATTTGTATCATTTATATTTTCTTTTACTCTATTAAACAATGTTTGATAATATTCTACTTGTCCTCCAAAACCTGCTGTTCCAAAATATGCAATTTTTTTGTAATTTAATTTTGTTAAAAATTCTTTTATTTCACTTGAACAATTTCCTTTATCTGTCCAAGAACCCACAATATATATATCAGCCTCTATGTTATTTTCTGTTTTTCCAAAATAAACTATATCTTCATTACTTAATTCTTCTTTTATAGCTTCAGCTATAATTTTAGTATTCCCTGTATTACTTGAATACACAATTGCTATTTTCATATTTCTAGTCCTTTCTATTTAATTGTAATTTATATGTTTTGAAAATTTATTTTATTGAAAAATAAGCGGTTCAATATTCCAAGCAAACCAAAAAGGA